TACGTTTGGGACATATCAAACGGAGACTCTACTTTTAAACAAGTAGTACACGATTACGCTGTCACTGGTTTAGGGTACATGTATGTATATGTAGACCCAGAAGCCGACTATGGAAGAGGTGAAGTAAAATATACTCACGTCGACCCTTTCAGAGTATATGTAGACCCTGCATCAAGAGATAGGTTCTTTAACGATGCATCGGGAATTATATTGTCTACGTTCTTAACAAGACAGCAAGTTTTAGATTTATATCCTCAGCTAGAAGAATCTATTGACGATATAGAGGTTGGAGTTAATTCATTATACGGAGAAGACTATCCTTCTTCAAACTTAAAGAATTCTCAAAATGTACTTACTCCAGCAGAAGCAAAGAATTTAGATTACAATGTTAATCAAAAATATCAGATATTAGATAGGTTTTATAAAATAAAAGTTCCTTTCTATAGAATATTTAATGCTATAGATGGAAGTGAAAAAATCGTAGACCCTGATGTATATTCTGTTATTATAGAAGATGAACAGACTATAGCTGCAATAGAAAGAGGTGCTATAGAAGTAGAAGAAGTAATGCAAACAAGAATTGCACAATGCAGTACAATTGGAGATGTATTATTATATGAACGTATTTTAAATACAGATATATATCCAGTTGTTCCTTTTGCAAATATTTGGACTAATACTCCCTATCCAAAGTCGGATGTGAACAAGGTTAAGGACTCTCAAAGGCTTTTAAATAAGTTATTCTCTTTAACCTTGTCGCACGCTCAGTCTGCAGCTGGATTAAAACTTTTAATTCCAGAAGGTAGTGTTGATAGTGTTAGTCAGTTAGAAAAAGATTGGGCAAACCCAAACGCGGTTATAGAATATAATCCAGAGTTTGGTGAGCCTCACTACCCACAACCAGCTCCTTTAACTAGTGAGTTTTATTATTTAATAGATAGGGTAGAAAAATATATAGATTTAAATTTTGGTATACCTGAATTATTACAGGGATTTAAGGACGGGGCTCCTGAATCCGTTAGAGGAACCGCTCTTTTATCAGAGATGGGAGAATCTAGAGGTAAATCTAAATTAAGAGATATTGAGTCAAGTTTATCTATGGTAGGTCAAGTTGTTTACAACCTAGCTAAAGACCATTATAAATTTGCAAAGACTTTTAGAATTGTACAACCAAACAATGATATTACTGAATTTGCAGTTAATATGAGATTGTATGATGATAAGAAGAATGAAATAGCGACCATGAAGAATGATATTCAACTAGGTCAACATGACATTCGCATAATATCAGGTTCAACTTTACCAAGTAACAAGGTGGCAGAATATAATATGTACCTTGATGCTTACAAGTTAGGCCTGGTAGACGATGTTGAGGTTTTGAAAAAAAGCGAAATCTTTGACAAAGAAGGTGTTCTTCAAAGAAAAGGTGCAATGGCACAAATGCAACAGTATATTACACAGCTTGAAAATCAAGTAAAGAAACTGAGTGGCGATTTACAAACATCTGAACGTGAGCAGGTATCTGCTAGAAAACGTACAGAAGTTGAGAAGTTTAAATCTGGGTTAAACGAGATTTCTTCTGCCAGCAAGGTTAAAGAAAAAGAAAAGGTAATGCAGTTAGGCAATTTGGTAGACCGAATGAATCAATCTTTGGAGGAAGATAATAACGAACCTGGTTCCGAGCAATAAAGCTAAATCAGGAGAGGAGAAAAAAACAATGGCAAAAGAACAAGAACAACAACAGGTTGAAAAGCAAGACCCAATAGTAGAATCTGTGGTGGAAGAAAATCTTTCATTGCAAGAGGATATCGTTGAAGATGGTGTAGAAGCATCAGAAGAAGTGAATTGGGAAGTAGAAGCTAAAAAGTTTCAATCAATGTACGACAAAAAAACGGCAGAACATGAGAATCTTAGACAGGAATCAGATGATTTGATTCAATTAAGAGATACTTTAAATTCTAGACCGGAACTAGTAGACGTAATTGAAAAAAATCTTGCTGGAGAATCAGTTGAGGGCAAACAAACGGAACAAAGTACAACTCCGGAAAGTTTTGACCCTTGGGACGCCTACTACAAGCCCGAATCTGAATCCTACAAATTTAGAGTAGGACAAGAGAAAAAGCTTGTACATGAAACAGTAGATAACGAACTAGCTAAACTACAAAATCAGATGGCGATGAATAATTTAAAATCAGAATTAGTTTCAGAACATAATCTTGGAAAAGAAGATGCAGAAAGGTTTTTACAATTTGCGACTACACCAAAAGCTAACCTTCCAATTGAAACACTTATTAAAGTGTGGAAAGAAAAAGAAGGTAAGTCTAGTGGAGTAAAAACAGAAAATGAAAACTTAGCTGCTGTTCAAAAAGCTAAATCTATTCCTAAACCAGCAGGAGTACTTCAGGGCGGTAAACAACCGGAAAAATCTGAAGGAGACCAGGTTTGGGAGAGAATTATGAAAACCGGAAGAGGCGGTAGGTTAGCTAAATAACAGTTTAGGAGACTAAAATGGCTATAAATAGCGGAATACTAAAAGCTTCCAATGTTACAGCTGCGGCATCAAGTGCCGGTTATGGGCAGGCCCCAGACCAAAGAAAACTGTATGATTTCTCTGATAGAGTTGCGGAATTAACTCCAGAAGAATCACCTTTTTTCACTTACTTGGCGAATGTTTCTAAGGTTGCGACTGATGATAATGTTTTCAGATTTCTTGAAAACAGAACTCAAATCAATCACACCGATAGAAGCTTCTTATTAGCAGCAGATGTAAATGGCGGTTCAGCAGTTGGTGTAAATGAAGTTCACGCTTTCACCGTAGATACAGCAGCAGGAGCTGCAGTAGAATTCCTTACAAAAGGAATGGTGTTTTCAGTAAGCTCATTAGATACAGCAGCAGGATATACTCAAGTCTTAGTAAGAGTTGAATCAGGACCAGCAACAGTTGGCTCAACTTCAACCTTTCAAGGTAGAGTAATCGGATTATCTGATGCGAATACAGCGACTGGTTATAATGTACTTTCAAACAATGATGTTGCCCAAATTATTGGTACATCATTTGAAGAAGGAACAGCATCACCAGACACTTTTTCAGACACATTAGATGACGGATTTGGTTATACACAAATCTTTAAAACAGCTTGTGAACTAACAAACACAGCAATCGCAACACGTCACCGTGGATATGCGAATGAGTTTGATAGAATATGGGCTCAGAAATTACGCGAGCATAAAATTGACATCGAAAGAGCTATGCTTTTCGGTCAAAAAGCTCGTTACCAAGGCGTTCAGTATACTGAAGGTTTGGTAGGAAATATCTTAAAAAATGTTGCACCAGTAGCAGACAACTCTGCATTATCTTATTCTTCAGGAAAAGGATATTACAGAAGTACAACTACAGCTGAGTTAACATATGATAGATTACTATCAGACATGGAAGTTATATTTGACCCAGCAAGAGGCGGAGCAAGTGAAAAACTTGTTATGGCTTCTTTACCGGTAATTTCATTCTTTAACAAAATGGGCGACGGTGCGTTTATTGATGCATCAGTTGGTCACGCAAATGGTCCTTACAGAGTAAACATGGATAACGTAGAAGGTTCATTCGGACACAAGTTAATGGAAATTAACACTGTGCACGGAAGTATGTTCTTAGTTAAACAACCACTCTTCAGAGGAATGGCAAGCGGAATGATGCTTATGGCTGACATGAGTCAGTTAGCATACAGACCGTTAGTAGGTAATGGTTTAAATCGTGATACTCAAATCATGACAAATGTACAAAGTGCAGATGAAGACTTGAGAAAAGACATGATTCTTACAGAAGCAGGTCTTGAAATCACATTACCAGAATCTCACGCTCTATATAACGTGGAGGGATTGTAAGATGAAAACAGGTTACTTAAATAGAAATAGTGGTAATGGTGGAATGTTAATTCCAGTTGAATTTGTAAATGGAGCTAAAACACTAGAAGCAGTAAAAGATAGCGGTAAAGTTTTTACCCTAGATGCAGCTGGCGGTGCTTACAGCATTACTTTACCAACTGCTTTAGAAGTTGGTATTAACTACAAGTTAATCATTGATGAAAACACGCCAACTGGAGCAATTACGATTGCTGCTGGTTCTGCAATTTTATTTGGTAAAATAGCAGAGTCTGAAGTTGATACAAGTGACGACAACCCAGGTTCTTCTGGTGCTACAGGAGTTTCAAATTTAATTTTTGGAACATCTGCAGAACAAGGAGACTATGTTGAAATCGTTTGTGACGGAGCTAAATGGTATTTCTACGGAAATGCTGCTAAAGACGGAGCAGTTACAACATCATAAATAGTTATTAGGTACTATGGAGTGGGTTTATTCCCACTCCGAAACCTATAAAGAATTTTAAAACTAATAGGAGAAAGAAATGGCTAATTATAATACAATAACAAAAGTTATTATTAATGATATAAGCTCAGATGCAAGCAGTGTAACAGGCTCTTTAGCTAAAGAGATAAATGATTACATACAAACTTTAGATAGTACTAATAATGCTATTGTTGACATTCAATCAGTAAAATTGGATAGAAGTAGAGTTGCATATATTATAGTATCAACTGGATAATAAATGAATTGTCAACATTGTAACGAACCTAATCCTGATGGGATGTTTAACTGTACCTCTTGTGGTCAAAGAGCTTCAGCACCCAAATGGAATACTAACTTTGTTGTTAGGGAAAATAATCCTTATGCAACAGCTATTAGAAAAGACCAGATGGAAATAAAAACACTGTCTCACGAAGAAGGAATGAAAAAGCTCAAAGAAGGAGCAGATAAAACTTCTGCAAAGGGACCAGCAACGAGGATAATGTAATGTACGGTAAAAAGAAAAAAACCAAAACAAAAAAGAAAAATAAAAAGAAAAAGTCTAAAAGATATTAATGGCTAAGAACTTAAAAGGCGTAAGCTTAAACAATTTAACTGCTGTTCAAAAAAGACAAATGAGCAAGCATAAAGTTCATCATTCAAAAGCACATTTAAAAAAAATGGCGGCTGCAATGAGAAAAGGTAAGTCCTTTAAACAGTCTCACAACATTGCTATGAAAGCAGTAGGTAAATAGTGAGAGGATTAGGACAACAAACTAGAAGAAGTAATGGAAAGAAAAAGACTAGACAAGGTATGAGTAAGAATACTAAGATGGGCAATAAGATGAGTACAAAGAATTATATAAAACCATATAGAGGACAAGGTAGATAATGGCTGATTTTAAAACAAGAATAGATGATTTGACAGGCTTTGCAAGCACTGACGATACAGCATTAAGTGACTGGTTGTCAGCTGGTGCACGTACTGTATTAAATATATTGCCTATTGATAAACTAGCTAGAGTAGCAGGTAAAGATGATTTTACTTCTTCTTTTGATGTTGAAGGTAGAAAAATTATATCCGTACTAAGAAAAGATGAAAATAACAGCGGTAAACGTATGCCTTGTAGAATGTTACCTCCTTCAATGATGGGAAGAGTTGATGATTCAAGTTACATGGAAGCTGCATCTTCAAGCGACCCTGCATATATTATATTTAATAATGAGCTTAACACATTTCCTGCATCTGACAGTTCGAGCGATAGTAGACTTATAGCTATAGATACTAGCATAACAGTAGCTCATACCGAGTCTGTTATAAGCAATTTTCCAGACGAAGCAGAAGAGGCAGTAGTGTTATATGCAGCAAGAAATGCATTACAAAGACTTTTAAATAATATACATTCTTCTTTATCAAATTTAAATATAGTAGCAGTATCTCCATCTTCTCCGGCTTTAGGAACTATATCTTATACGGACGCAACAAATGCAGATGCTAGCGTTACTGATGTAGCAAATATTTTAGTAGATTCTATTGAAGAGGTAGACCCTACAGGAAGCGTTCCTACTTTTACTGCACCTGATTTAAATGTAGATGTTTCAACATTTTCTACTTTTCTAGAAGTAGAAGAAGATACAGAATTAGCTCAAATACAACTTGGAAGACTTAATAACGAAGTTACACAGTATCAAGCAAATATACAAAAAGAAGTAGCGGTGTTTAACAAAGAAAATGTTAGATATCAAGCAGAGCTTCAAGATGAGTTAGCAAAACATAATTCTAACTTACAAAGAGCAATTACTTCTGCTCAAATAGCTTCTCAAAAAGCTCAATCAGACTCACAGCAAGCTACATCAACCGACATAGCTAATAAAGCAGCAGACCAAGCTTTATCTTTACAGAATGCAGTTCAGAACATGCAAGCTCAGGTACAAGATAATACTGCATTAATAACTAAATATTCTGCAGACCTTCAAGAGTATCAAGCGGAGGTTCAAAAAGAAGTACAAGAATATACACAAAATTTACAAAAAGATGGCGTTAAATATGGATGGTATTCTCAACAATATCAAATGATTGACGCTCAATATAAAGAACAAATACAATTACTACAAGGAGGTAAGTAATGGCAGCAAATAAAACAACGGTAAATATTTCTGCATCAGTTTTACCTGATGACATGAAAGCATCTGTTAGTGGTTCAATAGTATATAATTTAAACGATGGTGCGGGAGATAACTGTAAGTGGATTTCTTATGCTCAAGATATAGATGCTAGTAGCGAAGCGTTATTAGTAGCAGATATAGGTTATCTACAAGGTACCGCAGGAGATACAACGCCTACAAGAACACATGCTAATGATAATGTTGAATTTATAATAATAAAACATTCTGGATTTAGAGCAGACGGAACAACGGCTACAACGGAAAAACTATTTTTTAATTTTACTCATGGAGTAGCAGCAGATAATGCAACAGGAAATCTATGTTTAGACGCAGGTGAGGCTTGGTGTGGAAAATTCAATACAGCGGAAGATACAGCTAATTTTACAGCAATAGCAGCAGCTAATGATATTAAAGTGCTAATATATGCAGTACTAGATGACGTGGCATAGGAGATAATATGGCAGCAATAGAATTTAACGCTAAAGAAATATATAGCAGAGTATTACAGGCAGTACCTGGAGTATCAGAAAACTATGTAATAAATTTAATTAATGAAGCATTAATTGATATGGGTAGATATCCAAATCAAATAGAGAATGCTAAAACAGATTTAAAACATAATCAATTATGGTATGCTTTAGATGACGGTGAAGACATAACAGTTAACAAAGTTTTTAGATGCACTATCTTAAATTCAAGTGGAGAGTATATAGATATACCAAGGTTAAGCCAAGGTAGAATAAAACAATTTTACAATGAAAGCAGTACGTCTTCTAATACTGCTTGGACGGAGATATAATGGCAGCTGTAAGTAGTTCATACAAAGACCCTAATAATAGTTTTGTTTGGTGGATAGAAGGCGACAGAATAGCTATAGCTACATCCGAAGGAAATGGAAGCACTAGTGAAACTAATCAAGGTAAATTTAAACCTGTACAAATAGGCTCTGGTAACACTATTACTGCGGGATTAGTAATATCTTACTATGCAGAGCCAGCTAAAGTAACATCTATACAAGGAACAGGAAGTACTATAGATATAGACAATTCTTTACAACCAGGTTTAATTGATTATGTAAAAGCAAAAGCTTTAATGGATGCAGCGGCTTCTGCAACAGAACCTACTTTAGCACAAATTAAAATGGCTTCTGCACAACAATGCATGGCTAACTATAAAGAATGTGTTAGAAGGTATGGAATGAAGAAGACAGATAAGGTTGGAGGGACTAGACAAGTAGTTCCTTCTGATTTACGATAATGTATAGAGGCCCTAATGGAGTTGGAAAAGGAGATAAACCTAGAGCTATAGGTATATCTCAAAAAGAATTTGCAAAACGTTGGGATGCAATATTTAACAAAAAAAAGAAAGAAGGAAAACAAAGTGGCAGAACTGAGTAAAGACAGTAAATT